AAGGCAAGTTTCTGCCTATAGACTTTTTTTGCCAGAGAAATTTTTTTATTTTTTTTTTTTTCAAAACCCTGTTACAATGCCTACAATCGTTTTTAAAATGCTATTATTCGCATATACCAACACTTATAGACGATATTTTTGTAACAAAACGCTGTTACAATGGTGTTACAGCCGTTACAATTTACAATAATTGGCTTATACCAACACTTTTAGCAAACCCGTACGCGCGCGTAAGAAAAAGTTTTTGGAAAAAAATGTTCCTAGAGAAAAAACCTATAGGTGCTATACAGAGGCATGCGTAGAAATAAGAAATCAAAATTTAAACACGTTGTTATTGGTTCGAAGAAGTATTATTTTTATCGGATTGAATGGGTCGATATAACTGGGGATGCGGGGCATGCATCAGCCGAAGAATTTGATAAATTCGAATGCAGCAGAATGATAACACATGCATACATATACAAAAAAACTCCCAAGTTCGTTTGGACATTTGCTTCATATGAGGATAAAGATGTTTCATTTTCTGATCGTAATATATTTCCTGTTGGATGTATTGTTAAATTAGAAAAAATTACTCTTTGATTTCTTCTACGACTTCTGCGTCTGAGTCTATAATTGGTTTGAAATTTTTTAATGCTTTTTCAAGTTCTTTGTCTAACTCTGATTCATCAACGTTATCTAAGTTTTTATGTAGATGTAAGTTAGTATTATTTTGGAATCCTGCAGCCTTACCTCTAGCAATTTCCATATTACCTGCAGCACTCCAGGCTTTACTTTCTCTGGCTTCATCTCTAATTTTACCTAGTTCCGCCAAATGCTTTTCATAAGTGATGTCGTATTTTTTTAATTTCTCTGCTCTAAGTCTTCCAATGTATTGAGCAACCAAAGGATACAAAGATGGGTTCTGTAATTTGCTAGCTGATACATAAGCTGAGTTCGGATCGTAACCTGCTTCAATAGCACATTCAGAATCAGTCTTTCGACCTTCTTGTGACACTATTAAATTCGCAAATTTAATTTGTTTTTCTGTAAGTCTTTTTGGTACTCCCATGCTTGCAATATAAATTATTTTTGGTATATGTTCAAGTGATGGTATCAGGAAAGCTATTAAGACAGGCCCTAGATAAGTTTTTAAAATCACCGGTAGCCCAAGAGGCTAGAGTACAGGTATGTTTGCCTGACGGAAAATATTACGACATCAAGGACATTAAATTAATGGAAAACAAAATACTTGGCGTGCGTGAGACTCATAGATTGGTGATGACTTTGTATTCCTCAAAATGGAATATGGGTGAAGTAATTAAAAAAATTGATTAGCCAGAAAGCGACTCACTTAGCCTAAAAAATGATTAAGGGAGAGACTAAATTTTGGCATGAAATTAAGGCGTTCAATATTAAAAATAATTGCGAATTATCATTTACACGCTTGGAAAATAGTGCTGCACACGGGACTCCTGATCTATTGGTTTATAATACTTCTGGTCACTTTTTCACTATAGAATTAAAACTAAATTTGGCTAAAAAAATTCGCTTCTCTCCACACCAAATTGGCTTCCATATCAAGCACCCATACAACAGTTTCATCATGGCCAAGGGCCTCTGTCAGAGAGACATAAAACTTTATGAAGGGTCCAAGATCCGTGATCTTGTAGCCGGTTCTGCCGAACCGTGTGCCACGGGCATGATGTCAAGCTTTAAATTTCTACAAAACGTTTAGCGTCCTACATATTATAGGACAAAGATCAACGCGCAAAATGTCGCGGCTCGTGGTAAGTGCTTGTGGGCGGGACCCACCCTTTTTATTTTTTGTTTCACGTGAAACATGCGCCTGCGACCTGTGGCCTGTGGCCTCGGCTTGCGGACTGTGGTGCGTGCTTGTGGGCGGGACCCACCCTTATTTTTTATTTCTGCTTGAGGGCTGGTGGAATACTACCAGCCCTCTTGTTCCTTGTTAGGAATTTTTCACACTTGCGGACGTACGCCTTTGATAGGCGCGCGTGATCGCAAATGAAATAGTTTAATAGATTGTTATGCTTAGATCTAATGCTTGCCATAACTAATATTCTTAATTTTTGGGTTCCAGCATTTTCTACAATCTAAACATTTGCCGCCCTGCTTTGGCGCTGGGCAGCTGGGTTTTTTTGTAACTACCGTTGAAGTGTTTGGCCAGCTTTTAATACCAGGCTGATTAATCATACTTGAAGATAATCTAATCACCAGGTTCGCGGGCTTGTCCTTCAGGTATGGTTTTATCCAGGCTTCTTTGGTTGGCATCCAATGGCGCTTAGTCGGCGTCTGTTTACATACTTCAAAAATTTTTCGAAGGTGTTCTAGATCTTGAACATCGCCTGAGTCGTGCCAACGGAAAACATCCGATTTTTTAGAGTTGATCAGGGTCACCATTGCGAAGACCCATAATTTATTTTTAAGAGCCTTCAGCCTTCTATACTGAGCATCTTGAACAACCTTAAAAACATAACAACCTTTTAAGGCGTAGCAGGTACTGCAAACTGAATTTGGAATTAATCTCAACTTGCTGCCCGTGTTGCATTCAGCAGCTGGTATACCAATTGACCATCCAGGCATCTTGCCAGGCTTGCTTAAGCCGCCGACTAGGTCCCACGCTTTTTTAGTATCCATAAATTTTGGGTTACCCGCTGGCCAGCCGTCAGGCTTGCAGCCTTGTTTAGCCGTCGGGCATTTTATTATATCTTTCATTTTGTATTCCTTTTGTTAGTTAATCTTATATAGGATATTATGGCATAAGATGCAAGGGCCGCGGCAAAAATAAACTTGTTGACATATCCTAGAATTTCCTATATAATATTCCGCCGCAGAGAAGAGCGTGTGGGCGGGACCCACCCTGAGCTTGTAGCCTGTGGTTAGTGCTTGTGGGCGGGACCCACCCTAAAAAATAAAAACTTAAAAAAATTTGGATCGGTAGCTGGTCGCCGTTAGGCATGTTATCTCACCAGCCACCAAATGGGCCAAAAATCCAATCTGGCGTTACCCAGCCAGATCAATGGGGATCAGTGGAACAAGACCCGTTAGGGGGCTAGCCATAACAATCTCACTGATCCCAGGTCGCAGCCCTCGAGGTTACAATTCATCGCCTACGCTATTCTCATAACTTGAGCCGTTGTAATGGTACTCTGCGACCAGGGATCAGCAGGGGCGATTGCTCGCCCCTGGTCTTAAGTTAATTAACCTAACCTGCTAAACCTAAGCCCTTGGGCTATGGGATGCAGATCTGTTTCTAGAGGAGCATTCTCATCTAGAAACTTTACTACCTTATGACGCTTGATAGTATAAGCGCCCGAGATATTATCAAGGGCATCTGTTTGCCCGATAACATAGGGTCGTTTCTCAGTTCCTCTAGCCCACTCTTCCATGTCTTCTTTGGAAGCGAAGTCTATCGAAAGTCGAAACATTTTTTTCTTCGGCATCTGTATTCCTTTCCCTAACTAATAGTTAGAATTACACTATATAGGTTATTCTAGGATAATCAAGCACTAATGTGTCCACTTTGGGTTTTATTAGAGAAGAGCATGTGGGCGGGGCCCACCCTTTTTTTAAAAAAAGGCAACACTACATCTTGTGCCAAAGTTATCCACAGGCACTAAAGTGCCAAATTAATAGTGGACATTATAGGATAGCTGTGCATAATGGGTTTTATGTTATTTATTCTAATTTGGTGAAATAAATAATTAGATCCAGGGGTTACCCAAATCATACCCCTGGATCTCAACTTAACGAAAGGAATACAATGTCACTATTAGTACACTACCAAAACCTAAAACACTTTGATGCAGATAAATGTCAGTGGTTAGGTGAAAAAGGTCAAAACGCAATTGACCAAAAAAAACAAGCGGACACTTTGGGTTGGTTGATGATGTCAATTGGTGTTTATGAAATCACAGAAAAAACTATCGATGAAATTATTTTCAGAGTAAAGTTTTTAGATTTTATTCACGGTTCGTCATACTTTGTTGGCAATCCGAGTGACACGGATCTTAGACAATTATTCAAAAACCATATTGGTTTAAGAATAGCTGTCACTAACACTGGTCTTAAAAACATCAGCACGCGACATAAGTTTATGGTCGCTCAATTAAATTCACTGGAGGAAAAAATTATGGAACAAATAAATAAATAGGTTTCGTTAAGAAATAGGCCATGCAGTTTTTGCATGGCCTATCCTACATTATCCTATGCAGAAACTGCATAGCTCATTTAGAGAAGAGCATGTGGGCGGGACCCACCCTAACGCGCTGCGCGCGCTTTTAAAGGGGACCCTAAAGGAACTATATCGGAATTCAAACTTTTTATGTTTACGCAAATACCCCCTAAAATTATAGGGGTCCCAGACATACCCTATAGTGTTTGATTTGGATAGTTAATCGTGTATAATAGTTTACCACCCATATTGAAATATATGCTAACTGTTGAAGATATTAATAAAATAGAAGATCCAATTGAGCGAAGGAAGCTCAAGATACAGATTATACAACGACATCAAAGAAAAGAACTTAAACAAGTTAAAACTAATTTTTTATCTTTTGTAAAAAG